TCCTGCGACATCAAACCGCCATCGCGCAGCGTCCGGTAGGCCTGCGCCTCCTGCAGTTTCTCGGCATAGCTCGGCGGCGAAAACCGCGCCCATTTCAGCGAAAGCCCATCCGCCTTCAGCCTGCCCACCGGCTTGCCGCCAACGCTGATGCTCATCTTTTCCGACGCCAGGCACAGCATCCTGATCAACGGCAGCAAGCCGTTCTGGCCATAGGTAATCCGCAGCCGGTCCGCCAGCCACAGCAACCCCTGGTTCATCAGCTCCAGCGCCCGGCCAGACTGCGCGCCGCTCATCTTGTCAACATTGGTCCTGTTGCCATGAATCGATTCCAGCGAAACCTCGCGCAGCACCCGCACATATTCCACCACGGCGGCCGCCGCGGTGCCGTTAATCTCCAGCAGCTTGGCATCGCCTTTTTCTGAAACCACCAGAGCATTGCCAGCGCTGCGCACAATACTGCCCTCATCGGCAATCGCCGGCTCCTTGATCAGCAATGTCGGATCAGAAGCATATTTCAGCCCCCTCCCAGCCTGCGAAAGCTGATAATCCATTTCAATCACCGTGCTGATCGCGGCCTCGAACGTACAAGGCCCATCAATCTTGTCCTGGCTCGGAAGGTTCTTTATCCACACCATCGGCACAAAACCCAGGCCATGCACAACCGTCCGCACCGGATCCACCTGCGGCGCCTTGCCGCTGGCGTAATCAATCACCGAAAGCGGAAAAAACCAGGTCTCGGCATCAGAATCCCATTGCCGCTGAAACCAGTACTCGCCGTCCGCCACAACATATCCCGCCGCCCGCAGCTGCGCCGCCTTGACCTTTCTCAGCTCGACCACTTTTTCCAGCGTATCCGGAGCGGTCAACGACCAGCTCGGCGTCAGATATGTCGTATCGAGCATCTCGAAAAACGCGCGACCCGCGAGAATGCGCATCAAAATCGCAACCGACCCGACGCTGCCATGAATCGCGGCGGCGTTCATCACCTCGCCAAGCCGGGTCTCGGTGATCAACTCCTTGATAACCGCACGCAAGGCCGGCGCCGGCGCCGCCACCATGGGAAATCGCCCCTCGCCGAACAACAGCGCAACCGAATCCTCAACCACTACCCGGCAAATCCCGGTCCGCACCGAAGGCCGCCGTTTTGATAACGGAATATATTCGCCATTGCCATTGCGTTCCTCGGAAAACGCATACGGAATATGATCGTAAAGCTTGCCGTCTCTCACTTTCGACAAAAAGCGAAGCTGTGCGACCCGCGGCGGATAATCCGGATCACCCAGCCCCATCCCTTCGCATATTGTCTGAGAATCCAATTCTCTACCTCGCCAAATGGTCGAATTTGAAAGCCCGCGCCGGCCGCGCCATATCGATCAGCTCGGCAATCGCCCGGCAAAGCGCGTCTACCTGGTCGTCATAAGTTCCCTTCGGAAAGGCTGCCAACTCATCCAGCAGCACCGCATTCCACCGGCTATTGCGCACCAATGAAATATTCCCCGCATTGACTTGCGTCGCCGCCACGTTCGCACGCGAAACCTTATCGCCATGCTCCGGCGAGGACCTCACATTATACCCAATCAGCTCGCGCGTCAGAAACGCAATCTGCGCCTTGCCCGCCTGCCCAGGGTCTTGCGGCAGCGCGATCATGGTGCGCACCCCATCGCGCTGCGCCGTCGCCTTCAGCACCCGCACAACCTCATCGGGGCCGCCCCGCAGCCGCACCACATCGCCGATCACCAGGTGCCTGGCCGGCCCGATTCCCAATTTCAGCCCGGCGGTAAAATCGCCCTTGCCGTCGCTCGCCGCCAAATCCCACGCGCGCACCCAATTGAACCCGGCGGGCTCAGCCTCGGCAATGCTGATATTCTCTACCCGGAACAAATTACCGCCGGGTGCCGTGGGATTGCCTTGATACATGGCCTCCCACACCGCCATCTGCCCCGACGCCTCATGCTCCGCCTTGGTGGCCCGCAACTCATCGGCATAGGCGTATTTCGGGTCGCCCTCCCAGAGCATCTCGCCCGGCCGGCGCCCCAAAATATCGTCATCCCCCGCTTCCGCCTGGATGTGCAGAACCCGCCATTCCCCCGGCCGCGCCACCTTCAGCAATCTGCCGGCCAAATCATCCTCATGCCAGCGCGTCATCATCAGCACGATGCGCCCGCCCGGCCGCAGCCGGGTCCGAAGATCCGCCCAGAACCAGCGCCATAATTTGTCCCGTTGTTCGCGTTTCTCCACTTCCTCCGAGCTGCCGACCAGATCATCGGCAAACACGAAATCCATGCGCTGCCCGGCAATCTTCCGCCCGGCACCGACCGCCCGATAGCTCCCGCCGGCGCTCGTCCCCCATGCCCGGGCGGCTTCGCGGGCCGTTGGCCCGCCGATTTCATAACCGAGCTCAACCTGGTTTTCGCGCGCGTATTCCATCGCCGATAGCGAGAATTCATCCGCCCGATCCTGTGTATGCGAAGCGCCGACCAGCAACCCGCGCGGCATTTTCGCAAAAAAATATCCCGGAAACAGCAAACTGCCATAGGTGGTCTTGGCCGAGCCCGGCGGCATAATCACCAGCAACCTCGGCGGCGCCGCACCGGTCAGGACCCCGTCGATCGCATCGATGATCAGCGCATGATGCGCCGCCGGCTTCAGGTCCCGCCGCCCCATCGCCATGCGGCAATAGGCTGCGTAGCTGGCAATCGACTCCTGCCGTTCTAATAAAAGCCGCGCCGCCTCTTTACGGGATATTGCCACATCTCAAATCGCGTTTGCGTCTTCATCCCGCTCCGAAAAATAACGCTCGATATCCATCCGCAAACCGGGCTTATTGCCCGCCAGTTCAATCACACCGAACTCATTTTTCAGCAGGTCGATCCGCGGATCGAATTTCCATTTATGCAGAATATCCCAGCGTTCGACATAACGGCGCTTCCGCTTGGAGCCATGAAACTCATGCTCGATGGTGCCGGCCACCGCGCCCAGATTCATCCCCAGCCGCCGCGCGCGATGCTGCCACTGCACCAGCGGTGCCGCATAGTCCGGCTGAAGATTCCCCGGAATGGAATCCGTCACCCGGCCGATCAGCGCCATCGCCATATGATGGTCGGCCGCCCCCAATATGGCGGTCTCCGGCAACAGCCCCACCGCGGCCAGCGCAGACCGCCGCCACGCCCAGCCATAACCCGGATGCCCGAAGCGATATGGGCCTTGGGCGGCATTCGGCCCCTGCATGATCGGCTGCTGATCCTGCCAGACCTTCCCGAAGGAGCGATGCAATTCCAGATGCTCGCCACGCGGGCCCAGATCATAACAATCCACCCAGACCTGAACCACCTCGAACCGCTGCAGCGCATGTACCGTATCCGTCGCCCAGGACGGATTGCGGAATCGAATATCCGCATCGAGCACCGCGATATACCGGGCATCCGGATCGCGCCGCACCACATCCTGAATACCGATATTCAGCAGGCATTCCTTATTGAACGTAAACGTCGAATGCCTGACCCCGACAAAATCCACCGCCGGATTACCGCCAAGCTCAAACGGCCGCTCACCGAGCGCGCATTCAACAACCGTAAGCCGAACCCCGCTCTCGGCCATATGCCGCTCAAAATCCCGATATAATTCAATCCGGCTTTTCCAGCGCAAGGGATTGGATATGCAGGTGACCACATGCAGCAGATTGGGATTCATGAATCGCCCTAAAATCGTGGTTTTTTAGAGCGCGATGACGTTACTTCGCCCTCTGGAATATTTTAGTCACAGCCCGCCAGGAATGCTCCCGCCTTGCGCGATAACCTGCAGCTCCGCGTTCGTCAGCTCCCGTGCATCCTTCTCGGCGGGTGCGTGCTTGACCGATAAGCGCTTCACATACTCATCCGGGCTGTAGGTGCTGGCCCGCCACTTGCAGTGATCCATCAGCAACTTCGCTCGAACCATCTCCACCCTGTCGCTCGGTGCATGCAACCCGATGGCAAACGCCACCCGGTCCCACATTTCCGCCTGGGTCTTGCGCGCCAATCTGGCCTGCGCCGCGCGTTTGTTATCGGCTGCGATCCAATGCGAAAGCTGCGTGCGATCGACATTCCAAATCGTCGCCACCTCGGAAGGCAGCCAGCCAAACTCGAGCAATTTGATCAAATCGCCGGTGGTTTTCTTGGCCAGCGGCGAAGGCCGCGGATCCGGCCGCGGGCCTTCCAGAAGCACGATCAGATGCGGCGCGAACTGATTTATTTTCTCCAGCAATTCCGAACGAACCGCCAACGGCTTTCCAGCGGCCGGATTAGACTCATCCAAAATCTTAACCCCTTTAATTTATCCGGCGAGGTCCTATTAAGATATGCGCGCCAAGCTGGGCCATTCAGAACGGGCAAGACGCCAGCGCTACCGAATTGAATTGGTCTTTAATTTTCAGAAAATTCTCAAAAGCAATGCGGCCGCTTTAAGCCCTTGCCGGCGGCCGCCGCTCGATGCGCGGAAAACCACATCATGAATAAATTTATAGCCCTTTCCGGGGAAGTGGGCAATAAAAATTTTCGTTCTGGCAACTATTTTTCCGTGTTTAAACTAACATATTGTTATCTAAGCGAGTTTTCCCGGCTAATCATCCAACCAGTGCAGCTGAATA